ACTCATGCAATTCATCTAGTATAAAAATATTCCCAATTAGGGAGTCTCTATCTACTAAAGCTTCAAAATACATGGACCCATCTTTAAACTTCCTGTCTATGGTGTGAGCGTTGTTGTTGTCAATTATATGGAAGTTGTCTTTTTCTCCCATCATATTGATATTTGCAACTATAAAATTAAAAGACTGCAAAGCTTCTTTTAAAATTGAACCCACCATAAAAACCCTGGCTGCTGATTTTCTTTCAAGTAGTGCTAAAGCAAATGCCAAAGCTCCGGCAAATCTAGTTTTACCATTTTTCCTTGGGATCATTATAAATGCTTCCTTGTATTTTCTGAGCTTGGTTCCTTTATGGTAAAATCCAACCAAATTATAGATTATAAACTTTTGCCATGGCTCCAATAGAAAAGGCTCACCATAAAGTGGTGTTCCGTCTAGTCTTTCACCTTCTACATGCTTAAATATATTTTCAATTACTTTTATAATAAATTCGGGATCTTTGACTTTTAATTGATACTTAGGATTCTGTAAGTCATCTTTGTATCTTTGGCAGGTCTGCTTTAATTCCTTGCAGGCGATTTTTTCGCCACTCAAAATACTTTCTACATAGTCATTTACTATCTTTTGATTTTCTGTCATTGTAGTTTTTCTAATATGCTATCTAGTGGCGATTCTTTTTCTTCCTGCAATTCTTGATTTAATTTTTTTAGACCTGCTGGTGTTAAGCCTAGCTCTCTTGCATAAGTTATTATGTCAGCTCTCATCTTTTCTATGGATTGATAAAGTGGATTTTTAACTATATTTGTTGAACCATTTTTATTAGTGTGTGAAATTACTACATTTCCACCTGTTTTCTCAAACATAGCTAAGGTTTCTTGATAATCGTATAATAATTTGGCAAATGTATTTATAGTTATTTCAAAACTCT